TATCAGGTGGACGGGCTGCCGCCGACCCCGATCGCCACGCCGGGGCGCGACGCGATCATGGCGGTGGTTAATCCGGAGGTAACGGATTTTCTGTATTTCGTCGCCGATGGCACCGGTGGCCATGTGTTCGCGGCGACGCTGGAGGAACATACCCGAAACGTCGCGGCTTGGCGCAAGATCGAGAAAGAAAAGAAGGTATCCGAATAAGTTAACAAATAGTTTTCATAATTTACTTGTAGAAAATTCTTGACTTGGCGCGCGCTGTCCTGTAGACATTATTGCATGCTGGAAATGGTGTGAACGGGCGGGCCGGGGGGCTCGCCCTTGTCGTTTCCGGCGGGGCAATCACAACAAAATAGGCACCACACGTGAGAACGACCGATGATCCCGGTCGGTGGGGGGGTGCGTCCGGGGAACAGCCGGCAGCGGAGCTGTCGGTGCTGAACCGTGCGCGGAGACTCTTTGCCGACCTGTCGCGCAGCCTGGAGGGCGAGATCGATCGCCTGGAGGCGGAGCGCGCCACCGAAACCGACGAAACGCGGATCAGATGGCTGACCAGCCTGATCCGGATGAACCAGAAAGCCCTGCGGACCGTGCTGGACCAGGAAGCCGGGTTCGCCCATGGAGGCGGGCAGGGCCAACCGGGGCGGGATGTGATCGACCTGGGAGAAGCCCGTGCGGAAATCGCCCGCCGTCTCGCTCGCCTCGCTGGATGAGGCGGGGCGGGCCGCGTTCCTCGACGCACTGTCGAGGAACGCGCTGGCGGCCTTACCCTGGCTGTGGGAGGTCTGGGCGAATCCGCGGCACCAGCTGGAGCCGGAAGGCGATTGGCAGACCTGGGTGATCCTGGGCGGGCGCGGCGCGGGGAAGACCCGGGCCGGGGCGGAATGGGTGCGCTCGCAGGTGGAGGGAGCGTTGCCCGCCGCGCCGGGGCGCTGCCGCAGGGTGGCGCTGCTGGGCGAGACCATCGACCAGGTGCGGGCGGTGATGGTGGAGGGCGAGTCCGGGCTGATGGCGGTGACGCCGCCGGACCGGCGCCCCGCGTTCCGGGCCACGCGGAACCGGCTGGTCTGGCCGAACGGCGCCGAGGCCATGCTGGTCTCGGCCGCCAATCCGGAGGCGCTGCGCGGGCCGCAGTTCGACTGCGCCTGGTCGGACGAGCTGGCCAAGTGGAAACGGTGCCGCGAGGCCTGGGACATGCTGCAGTTCTGCCTGCGCCTGGGCGCGCGAACCCGGCAGGTGGTGACCACCACGCCGCGCGACAACGACGTTCTGGTCGAGATCATGGGCGAGGCGGCAAGCGTGGTCACCCATGCCGGGACCGAGGCGAACCGGGCCAACCTGGCGCCGGATTTCCTGGCCCGGCTGAGGGCGCGCCACGCGGGCACCATGCTGGGCCGGCAGGAGCTGGACGGCGAACTGGTGCGCGGGCGGGAGGGGGCGTTCTGGACCCCTGCGATGATCGACGCCGCGCGGGAAACCGAGGCGCCCGATCTGGACCGGGTCGTGGTGGCGGTGGACCCGCCGGTGACGGCGGGCGAGAACGCCGACGAATGTGGAATCGTGGTGGCCGGTGTCAGCCGGAAAGGAGAGCCAAGTGGTTGGAAAGTTTATGTCCTGGCTGATCTGTCGTGCGGGGGTCAAAGCCCGCGAGCTTGGGCGGGAATCGCTGCTGAAGCTTATCGAGTGTTTCAAGCGGACCGGCTGGTTGCCGAAGTGAACCAGGGCGGCGACCTGGTCGAGAGCGTGATGCGCCAGGTCGATCCGCAGATCAGTTACCGCGCCGTCCGGGCCTCGCGCGGCAAACGGGTCCGGGCCGAGCCGGTGGCGGCGCTGTATGAACAGGGGCGGGTGCGGCATGTGGGCTGCTTCCCGGAGCTGGAAAGCCAGATGTGCCGGTTCGTCGCGGCCAGCCGGGGCGGGATCAAGAGCCCGGACCGGCTGGACGCGCTGGTCTGGGCGCTGACGGACCTGGTGCTGGATGGCGCCGGGACGGGTGCGCCGCGGGTGCGCAAGCTTTGAGGGATGACGGAACGGGGAACTGGGTTTGCACCCGGGCTCCGAGCCGATCAGACATGGAGATACCGAAGCATGGGATTTCGATTGTTCCGTGCGGCCGAGACGCGGCCGCGCGAGGAAAAGGCGTCTGCCGCCGGGCCGCTGATGGCGTTCCACGGCACCGGGCGGGCGGTGTGGAGTCCGCGGGACTACGCCTCGCTGACCCGCAACGGCTACGAGCAGAACGTGATCGGCTTCCGGTCGGTGCGCATGGTGGCGGAATCGGCGGCGGCGATCCCGCTGGTGCTGGCCGAGGACGGGGCGCGGATGGCCGAACACCCGGTGGTGCGGCTGCTGGCGCGGCCTAATCCGGGGCAGGGCGGGCGGAGCTTCCTGGAGACCGTCTACGGGCATCTGCAACTGAGCGGCAACGCCTATCTGGAGGGCGCCGGGCACGACGCCCGGGGCTTGCCGCGCGAATTGCATTGCCTGCGGCCCGACCGCATGAGCGTGGTGCCGGGTCCGGACGGCTGGCCGATGGCCTATGAATACGTGGTCGGGCGGCAGAAGCACCGGTTCGACATGACCGGCGAGACGGACCCGATCCTGCACCTGAAGAGCTTCCATCCCTCGGACGACCATTACGGCATGAGCCCGCTGGAGGCCGCGGCCTCGTCGATCGACGTCCACAACGCGGCGGCGCGGTGGTCGAAGGCGCTGCTGGACAACGCGGCGCGACCCTCGGGCGCCATCGTCTTCGCCGGGACCGACGGCGGCGGGCATCTGTCGGAGGAGCAGTACCAGCGGCTGCTGCGCGAGCTGGAGGACAACCATCAAGGCGCACGCAACGCCGGGCGGCCGTTGCTGCTGGAGGGCGGGCTGGACTGGCGGCCGATGGGATATTCGCCGCAGGACATGGAGTTCCTGGCGACCAAGAACGCCGCCGCGCGGGACATCGCCCTGGCCTTCGGGGTGCCGCCGATGCTGCTGGGGCTGCCGGGCGACAACACCTACTCGAACTACCAGGAGGCCAACCGCGCCTTCTACCGCCAGACCGTGCTGCCGATGGTGCGCAAGACCGCCAATGCGGTGGCGGCGTGGCTGGGGGCCGGGTCGGGCGGGAGCCTGAGTCTGGAGCCGGACCTGGACGCGGTGCCGGCGCTGTCCGCCGAGCGCGACGCGCTGTGGCGCCGGGTCGGCAATGCCGGGTTTCTGGACGAGGACGAGAAGCGGGCGCTGCTGGGCCTGCCCAAGAAGGCTGGCTGCTAGGCGCCGGGGAGGATCATCGACATGCGGCAGGAATGTGGAGCGGCCCGTGCCCCGCACGGGCTGGAGGTGAAGTATTTGCCTCTCGCCGGGCGGGTGGAAGTCGCCGAGAGCGGTCTGGTCGAGGGCCATGCCTCGCTGTTCGGCGAGGCGGACCAGGGCGGCGACGTGGTGGTGCGCGGCGCCTTCGCGGCCTCGCTGGCACGGCTGGCGGCGGCCGGGCGCAAGGTGAAATTTCTCTGGCAGCACGATCCGGCGCGGCCGATCGGGGTCTGGCGCGAGGTGCGCGAGGATGCCCGCGGCCTGCGGGTCACCGGGCGGATCCTGGCCGACGTGGCACAGGGCGCGGAGGCGCTGGCGCTGATGCGGGCGGGCGCGGTCGACGGGTTGTCGATCGGTTACCGCACGATCCGGGCCGAGGCCGACGCCAGGACCGGCGGGCGGCGGCTGCTGGAGATCGATTTGTGGGAAGTGTCGCTGGTGACGTTTCCGATGCTTCCCACAGCCCGGGCCATGCTGGCGGCGCCGACCGCCGCCGAGATCATGGAACTGGCCCTGGCCGAGGCCCTGGCCGAGGGCGCAGGCCATCCCCGCTGAGCTCCGCCCGAGGCGGTCTCCGGCAAACCCCAGTCCCGAACAAGCGACAAGGAACCTGACCATGACCGAGACCGACGTGCAGACCCCCACCGCCGGGCCGAATGAGGCCAAGGCGGTGGCGGCCGAGTTTCTGAAGAACTTCAGTAGCTTCAAGGATGACATGAGCAAGCGCATGACCGACATAACGACCCGGATCGAGAGCCTGGACCGCAAGGGGGCCGAACTGCGCCGCCCGGCGCTGGAGGCCAGCGCCACCGCCAAGTTGCCGCACCAGAAGGCCTTTGCCGCCTATGTGCGGCGCGGCGACGAGGATCAGCTGAAATCGCTGGCGCTGGACACCAAGGGCCTGAACACGGCGGTTGCCGGCGAGGGCGGCTATCTGGTCGATCCGCGCACCGCCGAGCAGGTCGAGCATGTGCTGCGCTCCGGCGCAAGTCTGCGGGCGCTGTCGCGGGTGGTGCAGGTCGAGGCCGGCGCCTACGACGTGCTGGTCGACCACAACGAGATCGGCGCCGGTTGGATCGACGAGGTTGCCGCCGTCGCGGAGACCGCCGCCCCGCTGATCGACCGCATCTCGATCCCGCTGCACGAGCTGTCGGCGAGCCCAAAAGCCTCGCAGCGGATTCTCGACGACGCCGCCTTCAATGTGGAGGCTTGGCTGGCCGAGCGTGTCGCCGACCGGTTCCTGCGCGCCGAGAGCGCGGCCTTCGTCAGCGGCGACGGGGTCGGCAAGCCGACCGGCTTCCTGACCAAGACCCCGGTGGCGAATGCCTCGTGGACCTGGGGCAGCATCGGCTACGCCGCCACCGGCACCAGCGGCGGTTTCGACGCCAACGAGCCGGCGGACGCGCTGATCGACCTGGTCTATGCGCTGGGGGCGGAGTATCGCGGCAACGCGGCCTTCGTGATGAACTCGAAGACCGCCGGCGACGTGCGCAAGATGAAGGACAGCCAGGGCCGGTTCCTGTGGATGGAGGGCCTGGCCGCCCATCAGCCGGCGCGGCTGATGGGCTATCCGGTGGCGATCGTCGAGGATATGCCCGACATCGGCGCCGACAGCCACGCCATCGCCTTTGGTGATTTCGGCCATGGCTACACCATCGCCGAGCGCCCGGACATGCGCATCCTGCGCGATCCCTACTCGGCCAAGCCGAACGTGATGTTCTTCGCCACCAAGCGGGTCGGCGGCGACGTGACCGACTTCG